CCCGGCGCTGCTTGCACTCGCTTCTCAACGATGAAATTCGAGTCTTCTCCGAAGCAGTCCGCGAGCCAGGAATGGATTGCAGTTCCCGAGATCGATGGCCATGGATCGTTCATCACATTTGTCTTCGATATCCCCAGTGATTTGTAGGCCAGTTTTCTCGAGCATGGGTCGCCAACTTCTGACAACCCAATGGCAGTTTGACGCGAGCGTGGCGAGTAATTCGCCTTCTGCGTGATCGCAATACGCAGACGATCTGCAATTGCTTGCGATGGTGATACAGGTGAGGTGAACACTTATTCCTCGACAATCGTGAATCGTCGGGAAACTGTGACTGTCTCGAGCTTCTCAATGGCTTCTGCTGGCAATACTTCGCGCAGCTTCTTCACATCGATTCGACGAGATTCCACCGTTGACCAACGCACCGCTTCACGGCCATTGACCAATCCGATTTCAGATTCACCGAGTGCAGCCTTGACTTGTTCAGCCATGAGATCGGCCTTCTCAGTCCACTCCTTGACTTTGGCTTTTGCTTCGATGTATCCGGTGAGGAATGCCGCAGCCGTTTGGTCGAGATCGACCATTGACTCATTGATTTGTGTTGACATGATGCCCCCTAGTAACTGTGAATGGTTTGTTCGGAATGCCACGCGGCGCAAGTTCCGTTTGAGCCGTAGTGATGTGAGATGTAGACAAGAGATGCAACAACTTCGGCGAGCGAATCAGATGACTTCTTCAAACCGATGTTGTTGTATGTAGATGGCAGCAACTGTCCAACTCCAAATGCGCCACTGGATGAATTCAATGCCAATGGATTTGTGTTGCTCTCAGCTGTAAGCACCTTCTTGAAACAGGAAGCAGCTTTCGGTGTGAGAAGTTCATCGATAAAAAGATCGATGCGCTGTGTCTCAGTCATCACGATTGCTTCTTTGACGGTGACGACTTGAACTTCGCGGATTGAGCGAGTGCCTGACCAGATCGATGCGATAAGTGATGCAAGGGTCAGGAATGCAACAAATGTTGCGAACTTGTTGAGGCTAGTTTTCATGAGATATTTCCCTTCTCCTTTGCCCTTGAAAACTGTCGAGATATTGCTTCGACAGTTACGCCCATGGCTTCGGCGATGACTTCATCGCTCCAACCCATTTCGCGCATTGCAAGTGCTTCCTGGAGTCGTTTGTGTCTCTTGTCAAAGTGCTTGCCCTGCACATTGATCATCGAGCGCAACGCATCTGGAGTGAATCCACCCCAAAATCCGTCGCTGATGGCGTTTTCGATTGCGAATTCGGCGCAGTCAATCTTGTGACGACAGCCGTTGCAGATTGCTTCCAATGTTGGCAAGCGCTCTTGTAACTCCTTCTCCGAATTTGGAAAGAAGAAGTCGGGATCACCCGTCGTGCATTGCGCATCGACGAAGTTGGGAAAGGAGATATGGTCATTGATCACAACGGATCGCCATATCCGGCTTCGCGAACGAGTTTGATGATTTCTGACAGTGGCATCACTGCCCACCAATCACCGACGCGAGTTGTGCCGATTCCATTGGGTTTGACGATGAGAATTCCGTAGTCAGCACTCGCATTGACGCGCTCAACTTCGGTCTCTTCAACCCAGGCTGGAAATTTGTAGGTGCGATGGTTCTTGACTTCCATCACAAGGCCGGGAATCCCGGTGATATCACCGAGGTCACTGCTACCGGCTAACGCACGACGCTCAGCACCGGGAAAGCCCTGTCCCGATAGATACTTCACGACGGCGCTCTCGGCAGCAGTTCCCTTGGCTTTTGCTTTGCTCATGGCAGCTGCTTATGCGCAATCACACATTGGCGTGTGCGCATGACGGATTGCGCTGCCATTGCCTGAGTAAAGAATCGAACGAAGCTCATCGGCCTCGGCGTAGGCGGTTTGCAGGTCATCACGCAGTTGCTGGCGTGAGTTGCGTTCCATGACATAGACGAGGAAGCCGCCAACCCAGAAGGTTGCTAGTGCTAGAGAGATCGCAGCGTGGAAAGTCATTTGCGATCACCTTCAATCGCACGGCCAAACTGTGCCCATTCTTTGATTTCAGCATCCATCTTGGCGATGTCTGATGCTTCCTTTGTTACAAGCACCCAAAAGAGTGCAGAGACGACGACTGCGCCCCCGAATAGAATTCCAATCACTTATTGCCCCCTAAAACGAGGAAGCCCCACGGTGTGTGCTGGGGGCAGCGCATAACCGTGGGGCTTCTAATGGTTGAACCAATAAACGAGTCAGATAATTCCCAGCCAATTTGATGCTGATTTGGTAACACTGGCCTTGCCCCCCTGACTACGATGGGCGTATTGACCAGCAAGAAAAAGTTCTATTTGTCTAGATTTACACTCTCCGACACAAGTGTGTAAAAGAGAGTAACTAGGCAAAACTCGGAAAGTCTATCTCCGAGTGGCTTTTTCCAACTGTTCAATGCCCCCATATTGAATTGGTACTGGAAAGGCTACATGACGAACGCCACAAATAGAAGAGACACGCAAAAGAATCACAAAAAAAACTCAGGCTTTGACCATTCAGTTCACACCATAAACTCTTGTGAGCCAGAGCACAACGAGCGTATTGTCCCCAAAGCTCGCTCCGAAGATCGTCGCTCCTATCAACGCGACAGGGAGCCAGCCTTCGGACTGGGAGTTCCTATGGAAGATATCTATCTGCGCGATCCGCACCTGCCTGAACCATGGCATGAAGAAGTGGGCAATTTACTGCGACGACGCTATGAACTTGCTGGGTATGCACGCTCAACATTCATGAAAGATTTCTCGATGTTGCGCAGCATCTGCGGCACCCGTCACCCGCGAGATGTCTATCTGCAAGACCTTGAGGATTACATCATGCGTGCTAAGACGCAATCGACACGCGCCAGTTATATCGCGAGAGTCAAATCTGTCTGGAACTCACTGCGGATGATGGGCATCATCCCTGGCGATTGCCACCCCGACTCCGGCCTGCCGAAAGCCAAAGAAGGTCGGCACACGCCGCGTCCGATCAGCCGAGAACAGGCAGAGCTATTGATGACTCAAGCAGATGAGCCTATGCGTGAATGGTTCATGTGGGCGTGTTTGGCAGGACTTCGCGCCATTGAGATCAGTCGCTTGCAAGGTAACTGGCTGGAGAACCATGCTGGCGAGTATTTTCTGAGAGTTTGGGGAAAGGGCAACACCGAGCTACTTGTTCCCCTGCATCCTAAACTGGTTGAAATCATCAAGGCTAAAAACACCCAGGGTCGGCTCTATCTGATTGATAACAATTACTTATCTCGCATCGCCAATGCTGAGATGAGAAGGCTGGGAATAATGACGAAGAAGAATGGATCAACGCGCTCGCGTATCTCTTTCCATAGCTGTCGCCACTTCTTTGCCACCTCCGTGCTTGCTGCGTGTAACAATCTGATCACGACGCAACGCTTGATGCGCCATGCGAGCCCGGCGGTGACTGCGCGTTATGCGGATATCGTGAACCATGAAGAGCGCAAGGTGATGTCAACACTGCTCAATGACATCAATTGGGAGAGAGGTAAAAAAATTTGACCGTCAGTGCATGGACAGTGCCATTGCAATTTCCTTGCGTGAAGCGATGGAAATGGCTTGACTTACTTCATGTCAAAGACACCTAATCGCTCAGTCAGGATTCCTGACGCGTTGTGGAACAAGGTGCGTGCAAAGGCAAAAGAACAGCACACAACCGCAACAGCAATCATCATTCGCTTGTTGCGTGAATGGGTGAATAAATAAGGAAAAGACCCCCGACATTACGCCGGGGGTCTTCTTGTCTGCCAGCGAGCAGTAAGTATGACGCTCCAGCTGGCAACTCTAGGAAATCTCTCCTGCAATGGCCATATAAGCAGCGCCATCAACGAAGGAATCTTCATGAGTTGGTGTTTCGATAAGTCGTGCAATTTTGACTTGCACCATGCAAAGTGCAACCTGCGATGGTGTGACATCAATCCCCAGAATTACTGACCACAAATCGGCAATCCGTTTGTGGTTAGTATATGGATCGCCATAGTTCTTATTGCGATCCTGCGCAGTCAGTCGCGCTGCTTCTTCTAATATCTCAGCGCGGTTCATACAATCACCTTGAGTGTGGACATCGGCTGGATGTCTGACTCTTGCAATTGATAGTTGTAAATCTGTCGTCCCACTTTGCCAGTAAGCAATGGTTCATATTTGTCGATCACAGCCACATCACACCATCCCCTCAAGATGACTTCTGGTTCATCACGCTCGGTGTCGCCAATCGAACACCAAAGAATAAAATCTGCTTTGCGTCGAATACTAGGCAATTGCGTGACGGAAACTGATCGTCCCAGCGTGTCCCAGTGTTGCTCGCTCCATGTCTTGACCTCACACCTGCCAGCAGTTGTGTATATATCGCAATGAGTGCGCTCGGTGGAGAAGCGTGGCTCAAACCCGTTATCTGCAAACCAATGAAAGGCTGCAAACTCCCCCAGTCTTCCGACCAGGTGAGATTTGGGGTTGTTGAAGTAGTGACCGCGTGAAGACTTGAAATCGCCGAATGTCATCTCAGCGAGTGAGGTGGCGACATTTTTGTGATCTTGAGTCAATGTGTACCCTGACATTGATTTCCTAACTCAGAAGGTTTGAATTGATTCTGATGACCTTGGTGACATCAGCTCCGGATTGAGTTGGTTGGAGTGGTGCTTGAGTATTGGGAATTTCTTGGATGTTCTGTGCGTATGGAGTAACAATGTGAGCGTTCGGTGGGATTGTCTGCTCGAAATGCGATTCGGTATGTGAAACCAATCCCCCGCTAATAAAACCAATGATGACATAAGACAAGTGAGGAAAATCGTGCTGAAAGCCTGTCGCAGCCCAAGTGCTAAATGCTCCGGTGAAAGCGATCATCAGCTGCTTAGCGTCATGAATGCGAAACTTGAAATGCTTGCTCATAGGGATGCCTTCAAAGTGTCATAGACAAGTTGTGGAATGCCAGTGGCGCTGATCTTCTTTTGCTTCTCCCATGTTGCAAGAGCTGTAAAAGTTTGGGCGTTCATTGTGCCCGTGACATAGTTGATGGGAAGCAATCCGGCATTGGCAAGTGCCTTCTCAACCGCCATGACAGCGTCACTGCTCTGACCAATGGCAAAAGCGGTGGCAGATGTTGGAAAGGGTGGTGCAACAAAGACAGTAGGCGAAGCCGTAGGCGTTGGCGTTGACGAAGTCATCGCGCCTGAGTGAAGCGCTGCCGTGCCACCTGTCGCTGCTAATCCTGCGGCTGCAACGCCAGCAGTTGCCTTCTTGCCTGTTGTCGTTGGCTTGACGGGTGCAACTACAACTGGATACTTCGGACGAACGATCGCCATGACGAACATATAGGGACGGTGCACGCGATAACAGCCAGTTGCCGGATTGGTGGGATCATTGGGATTGCCAGTGTTGAATCCGATGGCAGTGATTCCATCAGCACTTGCATTCTCTACGATCTCAACATGGTCGGGAACGCCGTCTGAGTTCCAGTCGTAGAAGACAAGATCGCCAGGTGCACCTTGATACTTATTGACGACACATCCCTGGCGTTGAAACCAAGGAAGTGCCGCCGGATTGTAGGCAAAGCCTTTGGGTGTCTGCGCTGCAACCAGTGAAGAAAGACCTACTTGGGCAAAGCACCATGAAACTCCCATCGCGCAATAGGCAGCATTGGGAATTCCATACCAGATTGAATAGGGAGTCTCTTCGGCCTTACCTTCGACAAAGCCAATTTGCGATTGTGCAACATTGAGCACATCAAGAGCGCCAGCCATGAGACTCCCCTTCTAGCGTGTATTTATTGGATATTTGGTACTTCTGGAGCCACGGGCGTGATGACTGCGGCAGGTGCTGCTGGAGCTGTTGCAGCGATTGCCGTGACTGCTGGCTGCTGCGCAATCACTTTGTCAGCTTCTTTGACCGCTACTTGGACTGCGCTTTGAGCAACTGCGACAGGAACGCCAGTCTCGTTTGAGATTGAGTTGGCGAGAGATAGTGGGTTGATTCGAGCGACGAGTGGAGCAAGGATGCCGCCCACAAGTGCTCCAACTGCAATCTTTTTGTAGTCGTGGCTACCAACGATTTTTTCAGTTGCCCATCCTGCGGCTGCGAGTCCATAGATGTAATGCTCGGCAAATGCTTTTTCACGATTGGTCAGTTTCCAGTTTTTGAGTGTCAGTTTGTTGCTCATTGTTGCTCCCTAATTGCTTTGAGGACTTCGATATCGATTTTGATTTCGGCTTGCTTGGTATGCAGGTCTTGCACTTGCTGTTTCATTCCGTTGCCATCGTTGAAAATGGCGTACTCAATACGATCAAGTTTTTTGATGAGTTTGAGATAAACCCGAAAACCACCTCCCAAAATTGCAATGGAGTCGACGACTGCCCAAATTGCGTTGGTCATGAGGTTGGTGTTGTTCAGGTTCATTGGATGTCCTATTCCAAGAGATTGACCAAAGATCGAGTTCGACCTTGAGCCAGTTGCGTATAGACCTGAGTCGTTGCGACTGAGGAATGGCGCATGAGATCCCTGACCGCCAGCAGATCGCCGTCGGATTTCTCAAGCATGGTTGTTGCGAAGTAATGTCGAAGAGAGTGAAAGTGTTTGGCGTTAGCGCCCAGGATTCGGCGCATCTCGTCAGCTGCTTTTTTGGAAAATCCGTTTGGGTCGATCTTCCACAATTTGCCGAGCGTGTTGTGTTTGAGAATTGTCTGAGCAACAAGCGGGGAAACTGGGATGACTAGATCAGTCTTTCCTTTGCCGATTACTCGCAGGGAATACCCACCTTGATCTTCGATCAGGTCGGCTCCTTCAATTTTGGCAACCTCATGTGCGCGAAGCCCGGCGAATGCACCGAGAATGAACCAATCACGATATGGCTCTTTTGCTTCGGCAAGTAGCAGGTCTAACTCACGCTGGGTGACAGGTTTAGGCACGCCACGACCGGATTTCACATTTGGCAAATCGATCGCCGGATTGTTCCCATTGACCAGATTCATCTTGTTGAGATGTTTATAGATCGAACGCAACCTGGAGACATAGTTGGCTTTGGTCGATTGCTTGGTGGCCTTGAGCACAACCTTCTCGAGATCCTGACTGGTTGCCAGCGCCGGATGAACACCGATTCGACGAATGATCTGCCAATCGGTGCGGATGACATAGGGTGAGAATCCACTTGCGTTGTATCTATTTTCAAGCTGACGATGAATCTCGTCGAGTGGAACTAGTTCCATGGGTCAATCCCCCGATTGTTTTTGGGCATAAAAAAAGCCCCGATCTGGGGCTGTTGTGTAGCTGTGAATCTCTAACTCTCTGTGGAGTGTGCTACATAGTGATAATCATGTAAACGATGTTTATAGCCAAAACTTCTAAAATCCCCAACCACCAATTCATAGCCTTACCTTACACCATATTGAGCAGGGTTGGCTTGAACCGCTTGTTGCGCCTCATAGTCTGCCTTGAGCATTGAAGTAAATTGGTTATTGCCCCAGTCAATAATTACATGATCTGTGGTTGTGCCGTCTAAATTGGTTGTTGTGATTATTTGTGTATTCATTACAACTCCGCACTAAATCCGATGTAAGCGGTTGAGCCGCTACCTAATAACCTGAGAAAACGGTTTGTTGTCATTCCGCTAGTTGTACCTGCAAAAGATGCACCAATTGTGTTTGTAACTGTTGCGTCTAGCGTT